CGCTCGTCCATCCAGCTACGAAGACACATGTAGGCGTGGAAGCAGATGACAGCCTTGAGCATTGCCGTCGGCGTGCTTCTTCGGGTATACAAGTCGTCCCATGTAAACTCTGAGTCTTCGACGATACGGTTGCACTCCTCGAAGACTTCCTTCTTCAATTGGCCGACGGTGTGGTCTGGATCATCATGATGCCTCGCCAAGGTTTCCATCCACGCCGGGCTGTATGAGTTGTTCTGCATGTTCTCGTGCTTCCTTGCTGAGTCTGATGACTGGGGTGCGTTCCCCAGTTCGGTCCATGTCGATGAAACCACCACGCTCCAACTCCTTGAGCGTGTACTCCACTTCTTCGATCTGCATCCCAGCGATCTGCGCCAAGCTGCAGATCAGTTCCTTCCGATCAGTTGCCGACATGGTTGTCCTCCAGTTCTGCTTCAACGAATCCGAGAGCGATGTAGGTCCACTCGTCGACCGGGGTCTCGGTGTTGATCACGAAGCCGACCCGGCTCTTGATCGCTTGGCTGACTTGTTCGAGTTGCTCGTTGGTTAACGTCTTGATCCTCTTGCGGGCTGCGGTTGCCCAGTGGTTCCGGGCCTGCTCTTCGCGTTCCATCATCACGATGCGATCGTTCGGGTCCGGCTTGGGCTGCGCGTCATGCTTAAATTGCTTGTAGGCGTCGAGGACCCATCTGAGCGCAGGCTTCTCCCGGGTGTAGGTCTTGGCGACTTGGTCGAGTGCTTGATCAAGTGCCCACTGATCGAGTGCGTTTAGTGTCTTTTCCCACAGGTCACGTTCCTCCGGGTTCCACGATGCCGACGGCCATAGGCCGTTGATCTTGATCTTGGTGCTTTCCCATGTCGTCATAGTTCGGTTCTCTCCTTGAATCTTGAGGCCCATGCCTCATCTGGTTCGTCGTATGCCTCCGCGGTCAGCCATGTCGTCGGGCTCCTGAAGTATTCGCTGCGACCTTCTGGACTGGCGTAGTAGTCGCCGAGCCTATCGCCAAGCCAAGCAGCAGCCGCGTCAAGAGTCTGGTGGCGTCCTGTCAAAGAGACGAGATGCCTCCGGATGATCAGCTTGGTTCTCGCGGGTTGGCGGCGTGCTCTCCACGGGATCCTTGTGTAGACCGTTTCCACCGTCTCCTCGGAGATACTCGTCTCTTCTTCTTCCGAAGATGAATCTGAAACTGAAGATGAAGATGAAGACCCCCTCGGACCCTTGGGGGTAGGCTTTTCGGAGGCTTTACTGAGGCTTTCCTTGGGCCTGCCCCCACGCTTCCCTGCTTCGGATAGCTTCTGCCGGGTGGTCTCATCCCGGACCATCCTGCGGCTCGCGTAGGCGTCACCGACTGCCTCGATCTCCACTACGCTCAGGACGCCGTTCGCTTCCAGCTCCCCCAACAGGATCTCGCAGGTGTCGAGGTCGGTGCCTGCTGCCCGGGCGAGATGGCAGGCCTGCATCGGCACGTCCTGAGTGAGCATGAGGTATCCGCGCCGAGGACTCTCGTGCATGAAACAGAGCATGTCGATCCACAAGCCTCGAGCGGCCAACGAGGTCGCCCGGAGCGTTGGCTCCTTCAACCAGTCTCCCGTGTAGAACATCACCGCCGGTAGCTTCTTCTGGGTCATACTACAGGCCTCCCCTGTCGATGAATTGCTCAAAGGTCATGGGTGAACTCCAGACAGGAGTCGAGAAGATAGCTGGCACGATCTAGCTGTACCTTCTCTCGTTCCGCAAAGTCGGCGAGGGTGATGTTCGCCATCTTCCGCTCTCGGGTCTCTCGATGAATGCTGTCGAGGATCGATTCAAGTTGCCCAGCGAGGCGGCTCAGTCCATCACGCACGCGCTCCAGTTCGTCTTCCTGCACCTCCATCTTCTTGCCAAGGTCAAGGTTCAATCGTTCGGCAAGCTCTTCGCCGTCTGGAGTCAAGGCGCAGACACGGACATCAGTGCCATGCGGTCCGCGCTCTTCGCCGACCTGTGACAAGTATCCCTCGCGGATCAGTTCGCTGATCCGTTTGTGAGCGCCTCGGACGGAGGCGTGCATACCAGCTTGCTCGTCTGACTGGGGACCGTGCTCGTCATACGCTGCGAGCAATCTCATCTTTGCGGTGACTCGTTCGGCTGTGAACTTCTCTGCCGCTTCCTTCGATGTCCGCGGGTCGGAGCTACGCGCTCCACCACGCCCCCAGAGGAGTCGGTTTGATTCGTTCATGGTTGTCTCCTTGTTGATCTAGCTGATTCGGAGATGGCTGCCGTGTTCCACGGAGGCCCACTCGGGTTCGTTGATGATGGCCTCGCTCGTCGCCTCGGCCTTCCGGTCCGGGTCGATGATGTACACCTGCTTGAGGTACTGAGGTGGCATTCGCTCAATGTTGAAGCTGACTCTAGGCTTGCTTGTCTTGCATGTGCTGACGGTGAAGCGATCGGTCCTGATTCGCTCGAGGTTGTGCATCAACATGATCCGCTTGAGCATGTTGCGGAGTCGATCCGCGCCCGTGGCCGCGCTCTTCGCCTTCTTCTGGAAGACCTTGGCCTCGTTCGCCAGCATCTCCGCCCGGGCCTCGAAGTTGCGGACCATCTTCAGCACTGCGTCGGTCTTGGCCTTGAGGTCACCGTTGGCAGCCTCAAAGGCCGAGGCAAGTGACTCGTCGATCTCTTCTCCGCTCCCTTCGATCTCTTCGACCAGCTGCTGAAGCTGAACGTAATCGGTCGCGATGTCGTACAGGTTCACGCATCACCTCCCATCAGATCGAGGCTGTCGATGTTCGTGTACTTCTTCCCGGTTTTCTTGCTGATGCGCTCGGCGGTCTTGACCCGGACCGGGATGTCGCTCGAGAAGGCCTCCGTCGCTCTGCTCGCGACGGTGCTGCTGAACGTTGTGAACTTGACAGGCTTGCCATCAGGGTCGAACTCGTCGAAGGTAATCACCCACCACTCTCCTCGGTCGTTGCTCTCGCGACTGACCGAGGTCACGTTCTTGACATCTTCGCGATTGGGGTCGTCCTCGACGCTGCCCTTGCCACCATCAGGCAGCGCGACGGTCTTGAGAAGCTGCGGGACGTTGCGGTCATCGTCCTCCATGACTTCGGGCGCGATGCGCTCGGCTCCGGGGATGGTCACGACTTCGGTCTCGTCCATCATTCCAAGGCCGACCAGTGACAGGGTGACGCGCCGCTTGGCCTTGGTGATGCCCTTGAGCATGGCGTTGGCGAGTCGCTCCCCGGAGAGTCCGGAGACCGGGACCGCTCCCATGTCGCAGTCGGTCCGCCCGTCGGGGGTCGAAGCCGTCACGGTCGCGATGAAGGTATCGTTGACAACCTCGGTGCGGACCTCGCCGAGGCTGATGTTGTGAAGCTGGCGAAGCTGCTCCGCGCACGACTTGTTCGCGTACAGGACCACCTTGCCGTTGAGCCTAAGGTAGTCGAATGGGCGGGCCACCGGGTCGAGTCCGACGCGGTCGCAGGTGGCGGCGTAGAACTGGATCCGTTGCGCTGCGTCCAGCTTGCCGAGGTCGCCGTCAAGCATGAGCGTTTCAACGGCGCGGGGGTCGATGATCTCAGTGGTCGTGGTCATTGTTGATCTCCTTGTTTATGTCTGAAAGTAGTGGCGCGAGTGATGCCATGAGGCCTACACAAGTGACGATGAGTATGCAGATTGCAGCGTATATCATCATGAATCAGCCTCAGGATAGACGTCCTCGGCTGCAATCGCCAAAGACTTTTCGACAGCGCTCTCCGCGCTGATGAGTACGCAATGCTCCAGCAGATCTATGATCTTCCCCCACGCATCTGAGTCATTGCGTAGTGTCTGTGCAATCCTATGGTTGTCAGTGTCCATATGCCGCACACCAGTTACCTCAACCTGCTCTTCTACGAGCAGGCCCCGGTCTGTGGTGGTTTCATGGACCACGTCGTCAATGGTCGCGGCGATGTAGCTGTTCAGGATTTCGAACGTGCGGAATGGCTCGGCGTCTCGGCATGGCTCATCGTTTCCGTCGTGAAGTTCTACGACAAGCCTGCATCTATACTCCAGTTCTTTGGACATGGTCATCTCCTTGTTGGGTTGGTCTAATTTCTTCGGATGCATGGTGATCATTGCTTCAGCAGCATCTCGGGATTCTCAAGCATGTGGGATACGCATGCGCGGACGAATCTGGCGCGGTTGATCTGAGCCATCTTTGGCAGGTGGCTGTTTAGGTTGCCTATCGCCTTGTCGATTTCGGCGACCATGTCATGATCGCACGCGACGGTCACGTTGGTGGTCTTGGGTTCGGGCTTGGTCTTGGTCATGATGATCTCCGTTGGCTGGGTTGATGTGAAGTCCACCCGCCCGGTGTCCCGGACGGGTGGGTGCTGGGTCAGGCGGTCAGTTCTTCGACGCGTTTCTGACTGGCTGCGTTCTTGACGTAATCGCCATTCTGCTGAACCTTGCCGAAGCGGGCCGGGAACTGGTTGAAGAGCTTGCCGTTCGCGGACATCTTGAGGACGATGCTGTTGTCCACGGTAAAGGTCACACCGTTGACAGCTTCGACGATGAGGACGTTCTGGATGGGGTCGTCGCCGTACACCTTGATGGAGAGGACTCCGATCTTCGCGAACTTCTTGGACATCTTCCCGAGGTACTCTTGCCAAGCTAGTTCCGCGAACTCGGCGGCCTGTTCCAGAAGGTACTCGTCCGACTTGGGCGTGTAGGTCTCGAGATACATGATCCCGCGCTCGGTTTCGGTGGTCTCGACGTACTCCGTCGAGCGGTCGAAGAGGCGGAACAGGTCGTTCTCGTAGCGGTTGCGGCTGGCCTTGTCCCAGTGATCTCCGGCGAACGGGTTGAAGTCAAGTTCGGCGGGGCAACCAGTGCGGCGGGCGTGCGGGCTGTTGGCGTGTCGCTGCATCGTCGCCCTATCGCCGAGGGCGCGGACGCTGGTGCACTGCATCTCGAAGATGCGCTCCTTGCGATTCGCGAACCACCGCGCAGCGATCGCGGCCTTGGCCGGTTCGATTTGCTCGTTGAGGACTTCGACGATGTTGATGGTGGTGGTCATGGTGGTCTCCTTGCCCGCGTCATTGCGGCGCGCGTATAGTATCAGATTGATCACATCCTGCAACAGCTTCAGCCTTGATTGTTATATTTCCCACGATTATCCCCAGATGTTCGGGCCCTGTCAGGCGTCCTAGAACGCAGCCTGACGGCCTCGAGGATCTGGGGTCCGGTGGCACCCGTATCTTGCTGGAAGCGCTCAGAGGGCCGCCACGGCCCTCAGAAGCACAACCCCCTCCCCGTGTGACCAAACGCGGGGAGGGGGCTGCGACAAGGAGAACTTTCAGCGCCGCCGGAGGCCCCGATGGTCTGGCTCGGTGATCTCGGTGACGCCGGGAATGTCACGCGGCGATTGAAGTTGCGCCACTGTAATCGCGTTCATGTCAATGAAACGCTCGTCGCTGCGGTGCCAGAACTCATCCGGGACCAGTCTGGCGTCGGACACAACCCAGCGCTTGATGCCGGGCCGAGTGTAGATCTTGAGATGCATGCTCTCCGACTTTGCCTCGTCGAGCCCGGTCTCAAGCATCATCGTCTCCAAGAGGTTGACGAGCAGGACCGATGCGTCAATCCCGGCACGCGCCGATGCTGAAATCTGCTCGGCATACTGGATGCGTGCTCGATTTCGTGCAACCAGTTCGTCAGACAGTTCGCCCATGCGTATAGCCGCGTCAGCATTGAAATCATTGATCAGGTGATCAAGCTGTGCTTCGATCACGCGCATCCTCGGATCGACCTCGTCGACGTCGTTGCCATCGGCGTCCTTCGCAGGCACAAGGCTCTGGTCCTCGAGCATTTCGAGTAGCTCATACTCTTGTTCGGTAAACCGCTTCGTGATCATGAGATTAGTGCGTCGTCGATGTTCTCGCTGCCGAGCAAGCTGACGGGTGGCACGATACCGTTTTCGTACAAGTCGAACACGCGATCCATGAATCTCAGCATAGTGCCTTGTCCGCCATTCGTCACGTCTACGGTGAAAGTGTCCTCAACGTTGAACGGCACGGTACCGGGAATGATCAGGAACTTCACTCCGCCGGGTGCCGTGTCAATCATCTCCGCAAAGACAAGACCGTCGACGAACACGTTGGTGCCGTTCGTGAATGCTGTGGACTGTTCGATCGTGAAGAAGACCGGATCAGGCACGTCAAGCGGTACGCGGAAGATGCCAGTATGCAGACCGAACGCCGAGGCAGATAGACTCGAATGGGCGATTGTGAAGCTGGCGCTATAGCTCTTGCTTGCATCCGCCAACCCGATCTTGAGTACACCTGCGGACGAAGACGTTCCGGACTTGCGTGCGAGAAGGCCTACACCGTACAGCGCACCGGGCTTCACGCCTACTGATGCCCCGGCGGAGAAGCTGCCAAGTTCTTGTTGGAGACATATGTTGGTCGAGCCGTCCGATGCCATCTTCACAGAACTCGAGCCGACGGCCACCGTGCTGCTTTCAGAAAACACGGTAGCCCCTGCCGCTCCTGTGCGTATCGTCCAGTTCTTGGGTGCGTTCGAGATCACGGTCTCAAAGGATGCGTTCCTGAGTATGTTCCTGCCCTGCTGCCGTCCGTCGCCAAGGATCGAAGAGCTGGCGGCATGATGCCCCGCGAATCCGCTGCCGCCCGGCCATCGGAAGTCCGCAGGGTCGTACGGTTTTGCACCACGGACCTCGAATATCTCAGCACCTTGTGCCACTTTCCGTGATCGAGAGTCCTGAGTGCATCGGAAGCGAAGCGTCTCGGTCCGCACCGTGCCGAGATTGTCACCATGGGAGCTGTTCTTGACTAGGTCAGCCTTGGCACTCACGAGGACGGTGCCGTTTCCGACGTTGCCGCTGCCTGCTGAAGGACTGCTGATCGTGATGACGCTACCGTCCAAGGTCTTGGAGTTGGCGAGCATCTGGTCACGCAGTTCGAACAGTGCATCGGTGAGCACTTTCCGGGGCAGGTTGCTGGCCGGTGTCTGTGCTTGGAGGTCTTCCTCCATCATCTCGATCAACGTCATATGGGCGACGCGCCTGATCCTGAAGTAGAACTCGCGTCCGATCGTGTTCTTCAGTTGGTTGATGTCTTTGGTCAGTTCGTTGGTGTACTGGATGTCGGTGTTCGCAGTCGAGCCAATGGAGTCAATATACTCTTGCAGTGCCTCCTGCACCGATGTACCGCTTGCGTCGACGATATCGTTCTGGAACGTGTCCATTCGGCTCAACGCACCGGCCAGCTTGCCGAGCCTCTTGAAGATTCCACGGCCTTGGGTTGTGAAGTCAACTGTCACGAGATTGTTCCCTTCTTCTCCTAGTCCATCGGTTCATTGCCTCACGACGCTTCTGACAACCACCACATGGCTTAATTCCAACGGCCGACGTGATGTTCTTGACCACATCACCGAGTCCACGATTCGGCCCAGCATATTCAGTGCATGACTCGCAGCAGGTCCCAAGATCTTGGTCCTTGCACAGTTTCAAAGTGCATCGCTGGACTCCACCGATCCGCATGGCATAGATGCATTCAGATCCGGATTGTTCACTCGATTCCAACATTGACGCGGACTCCGTTTGAACCGATCGCATGGTACTCGTCTGAGTTGAATGTCTTGAAGTATTCCTTTGCAGAGCACTCATGACACCATGGGATATCGGATCGTGGAATATCTGGTGGATTGATGAAGATGGTGGTGGTGTAGACTGGAACACCAAGGCCGATCCCGGGCCTGCTGCACATCGTCCACACCGAACCTTCCATCTCACGGAAGTCGTTGCCGCATTCGCCATGGCAACTTGGAATCTGGTGAGGTCCATTCGGATCGACACAGTCAAAGTATGGCGGACCGCCGCAGAAGTGGTCTCCGGGAAACCCGCCGGGGCAATCGTGGTTCAGATAGGGCTTGCCGAAGCAGTCTATGATGCTGTCACAATCGGGACCCCCTTGCAGGTCCCATCCGTTGTTCGGACCCGGCGCACACCCATCATATTGCCCCGGACAGTCGCGGTTGCAATAGCAGTTTTTGGAGCATCCGGGTGTGCAAAGATGCGCGTCCGGGCCTTCGTAGCATGGTCCTTCGAAGACATATGGATGGCAGAAACATCGGCAGCGCCAATCCCATGGCTGTGCCGGATCGCATGGTCGATATATGCCACCTCGGCCACGTTCGTAGCAGTTTGGCTCGGGCCCGGAGCGCCTGCAACCGGGCTCAGAGTAGTTGCACTCACATTCGTTGAAGTCGCATCTCCCGAACCTCATGACATCACCGGCCCGCTTGTTGTGAATGCCGAAGCCCTTGAATGATATGAAACCTGAGAACGCAACCTTGCCATCTCCAAGGTCAAGACATCGGACCTTTGCATAGGCAAAGCTCAACTTGCACGGCGATGGAGAGGTGACTTCATTGGGGAATGAAACCACGTCTCCTGTCGTTTCAGTGGTCCAGCAAGGCGATCCGAGGGCCGGAATACCTGATCTTGTTCCGGGGCCCATGCTCGACCTCTGGGAGACTGATCCAAAGCCGCCGAACATGCCACCCATGCCGTTATGGTAGCTGTACAAACTAGGCTCCATGCCGTTCTGCACTTGCTCGACACCGTTGAATGGTCGACCATACCATCGGTCGCGGCTTGGTTCGTAGCAGCAATGCTGGCAAGATGGCCATCGGTTATCGTGAAGCAGAGGGCTCACGTTCATCAGATAGTTGTCGGAGTACCAACCTGCTTCTCGTATCCGATCACCACGCATCACTTCTAGGCTGCCAGAAGCTACGTCCAAGGATCTATCAACCTGAATTGAGTGGGCGCAGTTGAAAAGGTTGTCTTGTCCAGTTCCGCAGAATTCGCTGAAGATCCTGTCCCAGTTCTGAGTCGATCGCAAGCTGTAACCGTCCCAGCTCACGGTCAGGTTGTTGTCTTCGGGATAGCAGCCGCTCACAGGAGGCGGTGGACCACAACAGCAAGCAGCTGCGAGGTGACTAGGCACCACGCGGCTCCAGACCATACGCACTAACGGCGACGGCCGTGCCTGCGTGGAGGTTGCCGTACAACCTTTCGCCGGGCTGCATGATGATCTTGACCGATGAGAACTGCTGCTCAGGTGTGTGTGCGTTTGACACAGTCACCCGCAAGATGATGTTCTTGGACGCCGGTGTCTCTTCGTTGACAGGTTGCAGGTGATGAAGGCGGACTTCGTTGTTGGTTGCACCTTGAGATGCTGCTATAAAGACACCGGTCACCATGGTGGGTCCGCCGTTCGGCGCGGTGTACATGTGCTCCGCCACTGTCAGGTCGGTGCTGACCGTGGTCAGTTCTGAGTTGAACAGTCTACGCGGTATGCTCATGACATCATCTCCCTGACAATACTGCCAACTCCCTGTTCGAAGTTTGGAACAGCAATAGCTCGGACCGTCGACGTAGTGTTCAAGGTCTCGATCTCGTCACTGAATCCTTCAGTTGCTTCGCAACAGGAAACGCATCTTTCGTTCGTAGCTGTGAACCACCAAGCCCCATCTCCGTCCTGATTGCAGAGGACCGCCTTGCCAACTGGTATCTTCACTGGCGGTGCCTCGAGTTCACACTCGACGTTGTCGATACTGCCACCCATGCCCACGCCGTTGCGTTCGGCCCCGTTTCTGGCGAAGAACGTGGGCCCGAACACGCCGTCGGAATTGAATCGCTGGACCGTGTAGAAGCCACCACCCGCTGGATCACAGCTAGACCCCTCCTCTCCGGACTTGATCACTGCGGTGATCGTGTCGTTTCCGAAAGGTCCTTGGAAGATCAACGCAGCCTTGCCGTCTTGCGTAGCCGACGGAAACAGCAACACGATCTTGCCAGTGAACTCGTTGACGTTGCCGAGTTCGTCACGCTGGTCCCTGTCGCCGAGGGCTCCAGCACCAACCAGCTTCTTGGTGGGCATTGCGGGGTTGGTGCCGTCGTACCGGCGACGATCTGCACTGTTGAACTCGAGGTTGGAGCCCGTGACGAATGGAATGACCTCCACCCAGTCGTAGCCCGGTCTGGTTGGTCCTCCCTCACTCTCGCCTCCGTCATCACGTTGAACTCCGTCGTCGTCTGATGTCTGCCCCCTCAGCGGCTTCCTCGACCCCTCCTCATCATCTACATCAACACGAGAACCGAGTCGTGCAATGATCGGGAAGTTTCCTGCGCCGCCTCTTGGTTGCGTACTCACGCCAAATCCAGCTTGCTGGATCAATGCTGTGTTTTCGCGAACCTGTCGCGTCAGAGCATTCAGGTGCTCAGTTGTGAGCTTGCCATATTGGCCCTGCGTGAATTCGGGGAACTCGGCCATATTTATTCCTCGATGATGTTGAACTGCAAGAACAGGTTGCCGCTCGTGCTCTTTGCGTGCAGTTGTTGGTTGGCAAGGCGCATGATCGCGAACTCTCCGCCCTTCAATTCGAACACGGGGAAGAAGTTTCCAGATACGTCCAAGCCAATCCGCACAGCCGTCGTGGTGTCCGTACCTACATTCCGGAACCACGCCCAGCCTTGGACGGATGCCCCAACCTCGCCGAGTGCGATGGCTTCGTGAGCAGAGTCGGCCACCTGTATGACTCCGCTCGAAGTCTGCTCTCCTGCAACCGTGACCACTTGCTGGTCAGGCGTGAACTGAAGCTGGTGGTTGTTCTTTTCGTAGAATACTGACGCCGCGACCGTGAGTTCATCTGCCATGGTTGTTCCTTTCAGATACCGGGGAGGGTACCGTTCGCATCGGGGAACGGCTGCTTCCAATACACCATATCAACGTGCCCATCTTCGTCGAGATCGAACTGTCCGTCCTTGTTGTAGCGCGGAACTTGAAGACAGTGGGAGTTCGAATCATAGAGGTAAGTGTGCTGCACCCGGTACTTGTTGGCTTCGATGCGCTGAATGGAAGCCCCACGGTACAGGAGAGACCCATCAGGTAGTCCGAACCCTGATCCTCTGGTTCCGACAAAGCTTCCGAACTGTCCGAGCTGCGACTCGAAGTTCTGCTCGGTGACGATGGACTTGGTGATCTCATACTGGTAACGCATCTGGCTGGTTGGCTGTCCACCAGCATCACAGGGCACTCCACCAATGTCACCCTCGCCTTCCCCGAATCTTCCCAGCGCTGGTGGGCTTGGATTGCTCCTGTATGCCATGATGAATGAGCCTGACACGGTGCCAGTGATCTCCTCGAAGCTGATGGCATCAGGTCCCGAGGGCAGACCTGTGGGGGTCGGTGGGGATCTTGTCTGGACAGGGATGTTCCGGTACTCAAACTGCACAACCCATGCATCATTGGTGCCGGGCATCTGGGTCAGGTTGTAGCGGTGGACCTTCATGAACGTGAAATGCGGATGCGCACTTCCGATGCGTGGCACGAAGGTGCTGCCGCTCAAGCCCGGACCCGGTGGATAGCTCGCGTTGAATCCACGGATTGCACTCTGCTCGTTCGGGAAGCCCCACATCTTCCACGTCCGGCTGATGGTTGCCTTGCCATCACCAACCTGCACTTGGCGAGAGTCTTGGGTTTCAACGGCATATTGGCTCATCAGGCGAATCCGATCTTCTGAGTGAGGGTCTGTAGAATCTGCTCGATCGCGGTGGTCTTCTTGTCAATACTCTTCTGGGTGTTGTTGGCCTCTTCTTGCAGCGACCTGATCTTCTCATCAACGTTCTGCTCGCCGAAGGTGAACGTGCCGAAGGCGGTCTGGCCCTGATTCGTGAATCCGCTCTTGGTTTGGGCTTCTTTGGAAACCATTCCGAGTCTCGAGCTGATGGCACCCATGCGCTGTTCCTCGAGTGCAACCTGTTCTTCGAGCGCCCTCTTTTCTTCCTCTGCTGCCTTGCGCTTCTCATCTGCAATCTTGCGCTCGCGCTCAACACGCTCTTGGTCAAGTTTGGCTTGCTCCTCGGCCTGACGCTTTCGCATCAGCTCGGCCTCATTCTCCTTCTTCTTTGCGTTGATGATCATCTCCTGAACAATCATCTGATCTTTCAGAGCATTCGCCGCATGCCTGAGGTTCAAGGCGGTCTGCTCATCACCCTCGGCAAGCGCGGCTTGTGCTGCCTCGCGCAATGATGCCATCTTCTGGTTCATCCTTGCCGCATTCTGCTCAAGCTCAAGCTGATGAGCGAGGTGCATGCTGTGCTCTTCATCGCCCTCGATCATGAGTTCGTACTGCATCTCCAACAGCTTGGTCTCTTGAACAATCTGCTTCTCTCTCTGCGTTGCGCGTCGGCTGGCAACAAGTTGGTTCTGCAACTGAAGAAGGCGCTCCTCCTGTTCAGCGATGCCCATGAGTGACTTGGCCACCTGCTCGAAGCCTGCAACGAGAGCACCTATGCCGAACGGTAGCGTCTTGATCAGTTCGCTGGATGCAGCAAGCGAGTCGCGCATCCCTTCGGTGTCGCCGGTCAATCCCTTGAACACGCCTGCTACCGCATGTGCTGCGCCACCGATGCCCTTGACCGCTCCCTCGGCCACGCCCATGACTGCGAACACCTTCCCCATGTTGACGGCCATCTTCCCCGTCGGTGTGGCCAAGGCGTCGTCCATTGTCTTGCCGGTCTTCTTGACTCTTTGCTCGGCCGATTGCAAGCCCTTCTCAAGCTTGTCCAGCCTTGCAATGATCTCAACTTCTAGCTTGCCTGCGGCCATTGGCCAGCCTCCTCATATCAGCCTCCACCTTTGATCGGTGATCTCCGCCTGTACATGTATCGGCTTCCGCGTCGATGAGGGCGTTGCATATACCCGTGAACTGGCGGACAGTCATCGCAAGGGGATCACCAACTCCGGGCAGTAGCTTGGTGACCGTCACGACTTCCCTGTAGAAGTTGCGCGGTCTTTCGTAGGGCGGTTCGTATCATCGTCCTCTTCATCGGGCTCCTCGTCAGGTGGGTCGTAGCCGATCAGACGCAGAGCAAGATAGACCAGCTCGTCAGGTGGACCATCAAGGAGAACGTCGTGTTGCTTGGTGTCTGTCAGATACTTGATCACTTCAACAGCGCCCTCAAGACTGAAGCACCAGCGCAGCAAGGCAGTGGTCAGACCTTTCGACTCACGCAGATCTCGGATCGCTGCGTACTTGGATTCGGTCGTCGCACCGACCTCTTCCATATCCGCCAGAATCGCAATGCGCTCGATCTGGTACTTGTGATCCATGAGACCAATCAGGTTCGCGACCGTGGCCTCCGGTACCCTGATAGCTTTCCCGTCACGCTCGACCATGATGTGGCTCATGTTGCCATCCTGCCGTTCATATACGCCTTCCGTCTGTCGATGCTGACAGACTTGATCTCTGAAGGACGGAGAAGGGTGTGCTGGACACCCCTCTCCATCGCCGCTTCCTCCGGAATGTCTGGCGGGACTCCAACCAGACGGACCTTGCCCTCATGAGGTTCGACGCGGACGATCCAGTCGTCCATCGTGAAAACGCGCTGCCCCATCGGGTGCCATAGCACCTGTCCGGGTTCTCTTCTCAGCCGGTCTCGTCCCATGTCTCGATCACCGTTGTCCCGCTCGTTCCTTGGAACTCCTGCCCAGATGATAACGCGAAGTTCATGGTGATGGTTGCGTCTCCGCCCATCGTCGATGATACGGCAACGTCTGTCACTTGGCCGTTGAAGGTATAGGTGCAGCCTGTCTGCACGGTCAGCAGGATGGTGTGAGACTCCACTGTTCCGCTGTGTGCATCCTGAAAGACACCCGGGCCGCTGTTAGCAGAGTCGAAGGTCATGAAGCCTCCGGCCGATCCGGAGATGTCCGCGATGCCCGGTATTCTGCGCCTCCCTGTATCCCCGAACGCAGTTACGTCGTGCATCTCACGAGTGAAGGTTGCGCTCCAAGTGTTGAAGTGGGGGTTGTGCTCGTTGGCGCTGCCGATCAGGCACGCCCCGGAGTTGCCACTGATGAAGGTTTCTGGCATGTTTAGAGTCCCGAAGTTTGAGTTGCTCGCACGGTCACGTTGACCGTCGCGGTGAGTAGTTCATCGGCACGATCAATATCGGTCGAGTTCACGACTGTGAATTCAGCCCTGTCGAAGTTTGTTGGTGCTGTGGCCGAGGTGGTGCCGTTGAAAAGCCCGACCACGATATCAGCGAGATCGGCTATGCTTGCAAGGCCTTCTTCGTGGCGATTGATCACACGAATCTGATAGTTGTCGAGGTACATCAAAGCACCACCGAACAGGTGAGTGATGTCGGAACCTATCTGCTCGAAAACAACTATCGGGAAATCGTCGCCGGGATCACCATGCGAGGGATATATCCTGCCGCCTACCTTGCTGTGGAGTGAACCGGATGTCTTGTCGGCTGTGAGTACATCAAAGACAGCAGAGTCCAGTGCTTGCGCCATCACTGCACCGCCTTGTTCGCATTATTGACGGCCTTCTTCAGTTGGCTGTCCATGATCTTCTGCACCCGGCCACCTCGTTGCAATCGCTCAATGCTTGGCCTGACGTAGGGCCGTGGCTTGAGCACGCGGTTGCTGTAAACGTGACCATACTCGAGGGCCCATGCGTACTTCGCCGCACCGCCAACGTTTCCCGGTCCGTACTCTATGCCCATGCCAACCCCCGGTCGTACTTTCGGAGTGGTGATTCTGGCCGCAGCGGTCCACGAGTTCAGAAGATTGCCAGTCCGCGCAGCGGGCGGGGATTTACCATCAGCGGCAGAAGCCTGATGCTTGCCGTACATACGTCCAGAGCCGGGCTTGCTCAGTTTGTTCTTGATCCGTCTTTGCAACGATAGCGTGATCAGGTTGAGCCCTCTCCTGATCCCCTTGTGCAACTCGTTCTCGATTCGGTCGGAATCGAATCGTGCGCGGCTTGGCATCAGACCCCCTCGTTGCTCGATGCGTCGACGATATGATAGAAGTTGCGGTCGCCTGCCTGCCGATGCCCCGGAGTGCGGACGCCGGTGACCTCGTAGGTCCGACCCTCGATCTGCATCCGGTCGGTGACCTTGACGTCCGCGCCGCCCTTGAGGTACACGGTGACGTTCTCGACTGCCTGCTGTCGGTCGCCCTCGAAGGCCTCCGACTCGGATCGGCTGGCAACGTAGCCCTTCACGTTCCCCTGTTGCACGAATGTTCTCTTGCGACTACCCACCGCATCACGCCGGAAGACCGCACGCATCACGCTGATCCGCTTGCCGAGGATGTTGATCCGGCCGAGAATGCTCATCTGATTCTCCGGAACGGTCCGAGCAGCTCCTTGATCGCAGCGGATGCTTCTGCGACCGGCCTCAGCGTGTAGCTGTAGTCTCCAACGGACTCTTGCTGAATGTAGGTACTGCGATCACGACCACGGAACGCATCACTGATGAGTTCGAACGCTGCCTGAACTACAGCGGGCGGAACGGTCGAATAGCCTCCAACGTACCGGACAAGCACGCTCTGGAACTGGTCCGGAAACCTGTTGAGGTTTGGTATTTCATGCGATCTCGGAAAAGCATCAGCCCGGAGATGGATCAGTCCTCGCTCGTAGTCGATCCGGTACTCACTCTCCGCATCATCAGGGATCGAAAGGTTCGCCGTGTTCACCACCACATCACGACCACCCATCCGATGCATGATGTTGGACGGTGCGTTGAAAACTGCCGACCCGGTGAATCCTGTGGTGCCGTCTATCGCCGACGCGATGGCCTGCGTGGTCTTGTTCGTTGCAAAGGTGTGCTCCGTCGTCGTCTCGTCGCCATTCGAGGCGACACGAACAAGGCGAACCGAGGTCTCTGAAACGGACACGGACGCTTGAAGGTCAGAGCTATCTGAAGACCCGACTGTGACTGCGTCACGAGCACCGAACGCAACGAGGTCAACGGTGACGATAGGAGAGTTCGCAACAGCCAGAGTCCGCGTAGCACGTCCATCGATGAACTCCTCGAGGGCCTTTGCCTTGATGTTGCGGTCGCAGTATCGCTCGATCTGATCGCTGACGTTGTTGATGAGCGTCTCGATGAGACTATCGTCTCCGGAACCAGTGATTCCCATGTAGGTCTTCACATCTGCGACCGTTGTCAGTGCATTGTCAGCCAGTGCCATGTGGTTCCTTTCGCCGTTCTGCGAATGGCCCGGGCGCGGCAGCGGCGAGCAACCGCGCCCGGGCATGGGGAAAGGGTCTGATCATCAGGTGGCGCGAAGCACAGCGTTGTCCGCCGGAGTGGCGTCGAGCTGTCCTGCGTTGCTGAATGCTGCCCCGCTCGCATTCGGGGACACGATGGCGACAGCGCTGAACAGCGTGGCACCGGTGTTGTCCTCGGTCGCGACGACCTTGAAGTAGCGCTTCCGGCTCTCGGTCAGAGCGATGTGGAAGAGGTAGGTACCTGCATCGTCTCCGGTGCCGTCCGGAAGATCGGTGGCTGCTCCATCGATGTCGAGGCTTGTGGCCACCACGCAGCCGGTCACATCGGTGAAGGTCGAGTTGTCATCCGACTCCTGTACCTTCAGGGCGGAAAAGTTCCCAGCAGTAGCGCCGAGAGTCACGATGATGGCAAGATCTCCACCGCTGAGGCCAACGGTGTCGATCACGTTCGTGACCGCGCTGGTTGCGTTGTTGAGGGAGATCGGGGCCGAGTGGTTGAAGACCCGGCAGTTCTGGAGATGTCTCATGGATCTGGTTCCTTCCTGTCAGGATCAGTCGAGCTTCATACCAACGACCGGTCCAGCTTCTGCGCTGGTGCCGGGGCTGTGGCACTGGATGTCGAACCGCTCGGTGCCTCGGACGACGATCTCGTCCTGCTCGAAGGCGTTGAGGGCCGAGTCGGAGAACGCAATGGTGTTCTCACGCCGGTCGCCGAAGGCGCAACCGAGGGAGAGATCACCGAAGATGATGGGGAAGCGGAAGGTCTCATCCGATGCCTGTCCGTCCGCACCGGTCGAGCCGGTCGTGATGTCCGGCATAACTTGAGCGAACTCGACCGGATACCCCAAGAAGCTGGTGCCCTGCGAACCCTGCTGGATCTCACGCGCAGAAGTACCGCCAACGCCATAGATCAGCGACTCACAGACGCCGTTCCAGATGCTCTTGTGCATGTAGAACTTGGCGCGGGGGGTGTCTGCGTACGGAGGCAGCGTACCCATCATGTTGTGGAAGTCGGAGATTGCGATGTTGGACGGACGTCGATCAGACGAGTCCAGAACGGTCACGCCTGCGTTGCTGCTGACGTTGTTCATCGCATTGATGATGCCGACGATTCCACCGAACTCGCTGGTGCCGGTACCCATGAAGCCGCACTCGTCTTCCTTGAGGGCCTGCGCGTAGGCGATCTCGCCAGCAACGCTGTCGCCAAGGTTCAGCAAGCTGTCCTCGTTGAGTTCATTGCTGATCGAGGTCAGAACCATCAGCTTCTTGGCAACGAGCTGCACTGACTGGAACGTCATGGTGCTCTCGGACCCGGCAGTTGCTTCGCCGACGAAGCTGGCCGTGAGAGTCGCGGACCGCTTCGGGATGCGCTTCGTGTCCGAGGTCATCGGCTCGATCTTCGCGTTCCTGCGGAAAACACCGTATTCCTCGCGGAGACTGATGAGGGTGTTGCTGAATTCCTCGGGAACAAGGAACCCGCCCTGACTGTTCACAGTCTCGAGGTGGGCCTTGGTCTCGATGCCGTGGTTCGCGCAGTAGTCCTGCGACTTCTTGTGACCCATGCAGGCCGCTGCCCATCGTCCGATACGGTACGCTTCCAGTTCCTGATCCGCGCAGCTACCCACGCGGCTGATGTGCTTGAGGCTGCCCCATCGCTTGAGGCCCTCGCGCTCGTTGTCGATTCGCATGTCGAATCCCTTCGAGTTGATCTTGTTGTTGTTGAGGGTCTTGTTGACAGCGGCTCTAGCTTCGTCCGCTATTGACTTCCTGCCGCGCCGCCCGTCCTGCGGGAAGTTTTCTCCCGTACGAGGATTCCGCAGACTCGTAGGCTGTCCAGCACGGGAACCCGGCTTCACGCCTACACCGATCCGAAGACGTGACCGAGGCTTCTGGGGCATGTCGGCATCTTCGTCTTCGAGTGCCTTGGTCTTTTCGTCGTCTTCTTCCTCAGCCTTTTCTTCTTCTTCCTCTACGGCTTTGCGCTCGTCGTCGTCGTGGACGCCGGGCTTGCCGTAGACCTTCTCGTCGTCGTCCTCCATCGTCATCTTCTCGTCGGCCTCTTCTTCTTCGGCCTTGAGTTCGATTTCGAGGTCTACATCTTCGGCGGATACAGGGTTGCCCTCGGCATCAACGATCTGCACGTCCTTCAGGTACAGCGCTTTCGTCACGGGGAAACCGTCAACGCCGACCTCGTCAAGCAGACCTTGAAGGTCTGACTCGACTTCGGTGATTGACTTCTGCATGTTGCAGTTCCTTCTTGGTTGCGATGCGTGGGCTATCTGCCCTGCCACCCGCTCGGCTTGACGCCATCGGTTCGGCAGGTAGCCGGTCATCCGTTACTCGTACAAGCGCCCGCTGCGCTTGCTCAGTTCTTTGCTGACTGCCTTGGCAACAAGACCCTCGCGGGTCATGCCTCGCAGCCTGATCTTGTGTCTTTGCTTTACACGCACCACGGGCCTGATCTTGGTGGGCTCAATGTCCACGCCGAGGAAGCTCTTGACCTGAACCGGCGTGACGAGGCCCTTGTCCACGGCTTGGATCAGTGCATCCTGATTAGCCGGAAGCGGTGCAATGGAGACTTCCAGCAGCTTCCATCGGTTGAAAACGCGCTTGATCTTTTCGCCGAACCGCATCCGGTCGGCCTTGGTCGCCGATCGTGCTCCGCTTGGTTCAGGCACGAAGCCAACGCTGACGCCCTTGACGATGCCCTGTCGGACGAGTGCCTCGACGAAGCTCGGGAAGAACTCGCCGACGTAGTCCTTGGGCCTCTGGGCGAACGTCAGCGTGCCCATGACCGAGTCCTCGGTCCGCTTCAGGTTGGTGACCTTCCCGATGGGCTGGTCATACTCGTGGTTGTAGAACAGCACGGGGTTCTTCTCGAAGTCCTTGCTGACCATGCCCTGTGGGATCAGGACCTCGCCGTCCCGGTCCACGCTGTTCGTGGTCAGCTTGGCGACGATGCCCCCGTCGTCCATCTTGACAGATGCGCTGAGTGTCTTGGTGCGTCGTTCCATGATAATCCTATCGGCTAACGGTTGGAAACAATCGGGCGGAGGGTGCATCGGCAGTTCGGATGCAGGGGCGGAGTGCGCACATCTGCATAGTCTATCGCAAGTTTCCCGCCCTTGGTCCCGCTCAAAGTAGATCCGACAGTGAAGAACGGGGTCTTGATGTCTTGCGAGCCGCTGCCTTTCATAGCTGCACAGAACTCGCATGGGTTTGGCGCGACCAACCAGCTCATGCGGGTCACACCCATATCCTCCCACGCAACTACTTGCCCGGAATTCAAGGCGCGTGATGCCTCGGTTCTGGCGATGCGCTCCGCCCTCCAGCGAACTGCACGGTCCTGATCGCCTTGCCGCTTCGCCCAGTCTTGTACGCGCGAAGTGATCTCTCTCGGGGTTGCACCCTGCTCCAGCGTGTCCCCTAGAAGTTGCTTGATGGTCCCCCGCGCCGTGATCACCCCTTGATTGCTGAGACGCAACATCTGCTCCCGAATGATCGATTGAACCTGTTCATTGGCAACAAGTCCTTGAGCGATCATAGACGGGAGCAGGGTCTGGCCCATCGTGTAGCCCGACGCGGCTTGACGTGTCAAGAACTGAGCGATGAAGGGCGGTATCTTTCGTGCTTGTCTTTCAATCTCGCCCTCGAGCTGCCCACGCAGATGGGACTCAGTCAGAACTCGGGACATGGCTTCCGAATATGTACCGGACCCGCCCAGCTTGAGAACCGCTTCTCTGAGAATGCTGTCGATGTACTTGCGAAGTTCGAGTTGGAAACGGTTGTAGGCTGTTGCTGATGTTGTGATGCTGGGGTCCGGCGTCTGGTTCTTGGTGTGGACGTACGGCGCAGTCACGTCAAGAGCGCTCTGGTGGATCAATCGACTGGTTGCACCACAACAATCGCAGGACATCATCCACCGCCTTCGGGAGTCGCGCCAGTTCCGCCAATTGGTACACCCGGATCCGAGGTTGGTGATGGTCGCGGCTTGGTTGGCGCATCATCGTCTTCATCACCTCGACCGACCAGCTCGTTCACTCGTGTCCTCAGCAATGTCGGGAGGCCGTGGTGTACACCGTGGAATCTACTGATGGTCCCGGCAAGAAGCAGAGCGGCGTCAAGGGTGACCCTTTCGTTGTCTTCGTCCATGACCGCAACGGCCAAGGTATCAACGTACTTTTCCAGATCCGTCTTGGTGATGTCATCTTGCTCGTAGCCTGCCATGGTCGTGAGGATCTGACCCAATGCATCGATGTCAAGGATGTCGACGTTGCCATCGAGATTGATGTCCGCCGATTCGTCCCCTTCAATCCAGTTCCTGACGTAGCGCAGGAGATCGGCCGTGCTGATCCTGCCGTCACCGTCAGCGTCGACGGCACGGATGATCTGAGCACTCACCGGGCTTGAGCTGCTGACGTCATCGATGTCACGGTCGATCTGGAGTTGTTTCTTGGCGTCGCTCTTCTTCGGGTGGCCCTTTGGAAGGAGGTCGTTGTCGGTCGTGTACTTCGCATCCTTTGGTCGACCGTTTCTGACGAGGTACAGGAAGGCGTTGACGCGTGCCATGCTCCACTGTTGTCGAGACATGCCGGGACGATGCGAGGTTGAGAACGCGCCAGCCCCACGGCGATAGACCGCCTTGAGCATTCCCATGTTGACCTTCTTCCCCTTCTTGTCACCGTGCTTCTCGTTGTGCTCTTGCACCTTCGTCTTCAGTGCCTTCTCCTGCGCCTCGGATATCTCGATTCCACCACGAGTCCCTGATGCGGTTCCGGGCTTGTTGGTGTCGGATCCGGTGATGCGCTCCTCCGGCTTTGCCGGGGTGGCACTGATGCGGTCTCCGGCAGCCTTTGATCCGGCAGCCTGCTCAAGCTGGCGGTCCTTCATGTTGGCCCACGCGGTACCTGCACCCTCGGGGTCGCTCGGATCTCCGCCCCAAAGCAACCAAGCGATGACTCCTGCTGATGGGTAGTCTTCGTGCCCGGGCTTGGCGGCTGGTGACTCAAGGTCTACACGGTGCCGAGCGAAGAATGATTGCATGCGGCGCACCGTCTCCGGGCTGAGGTTCTCGCGGTTCTTGATGTCTCTGGCGCGTGCGACTCCGACGGCCGTGCCGCCTCTTCCATGTTCTTCACGCAGTCGGAGCCCACGCTCGGCCATCTCGGACATGGTCTTCGTGGGGGTGAGGTCCACGTCCTCGATGGCCTTCGCGTGCTCGAGCCCGGTGATGTCCGTGTATTCGCTCATGTCTTCGCATGGCATGAACATGATGGTCCCGTCCTCCATCTCATGCTCATGGGCACCTTCACAGCCAAGCTCTCGAGCACGCTCCTCTGCTTCTTCGCGGGTCGAGAACAAGTCCATGTCACCACGCTCGACGGCTTTGGCGTGTTGCAGTCCAGTGATCTCGGTGTAGTCGTCCATCTCGCCGCATGGCATGTACATGACCGTGCCATCTTCCATCTCGTGCTCGTGGAAGCCAGAGCAGCCCAGCTCCCTCGCACGTTCCATCGCTTCCTCCTTGGTGGCGTATATATCGACATGCGTGGGCTCGACCTGCTTGACTCTAGACCGGTCCATCGCGATCCGGCTCTGGGAGAGGACAGCCTCAACCGCGTCTTCATTCGGCACGCCGAGCTTCTTGCAGAGAGTGATCGCGGCATGGGCGGACAGGTTGCCGTCAGCCACGTCGGCCAGCACCGACTTCATCGAGCGCACGACCCCTATCTCATCCTGCTCCTGTTCCTGCGTCATGATCGGCGTGTCAATTCCGGCCAAGCCGAGAGGAGGACCGGGCACCGGAGGCGCAGCACCAAGAGGCTGACCATTGAACAGCAGCTCGTCCGCTAGTGGGTTGTCGTTCGCCTCGAGCCCCTGAGCTATCCGCGCTTCGTTGAGGGTCATCCAGCCGCCTGCCACCGCCGCCTGTCGCTCCTGTAGCTGGAAAGCGTTGTCGGCTGGAACCGGGTTGTCGTATGCAAGGCAGGCATCCTCCTCGATGCCGAACATGGGCAACAAGATCTGGTTGAGAACGTCTTCGTCCATGCGGAGGAGCGGGAGGATGGTGGACTCTCGCCATTGAGCGAAGCCAGCGCGGGCCGAGGCCAAGTTCGGGTCGTTGGCCTTCATCATGCTGACCGGAACCCCGAACACCGCAGCGATCTCCTCAACGATCTCATCGCGTCCACTCAGGTCCTTAGGAGGGAAGTTCAGCGGCGTGAACTGCACGTCCCCGCTGACCGTCAGGAACTGGCCCGCCTTGCGAGTCCCTCGGAGCCGCTCGCTGACGTGCTGCTCAAAGACATCGAGGTCGGCCCTGCGGTGCGGTCCATTGACCACCACCGCGTAGTCGGGTCGGGCATGGTTCTCGAAGATCGAGAGGTCCATCTCATGCACGGCTTGATTCGCGGCGACGGAGCCATAGGCTGCCTCGACCTTGCCGAGGCCGTAGAACAGGTTATCCGGGTTCGGGCGCTTGAAGTGGATCACCTCGTCCGCTTCGAACCTCATGGCTTGAGCATCGTCGGCACCGTACAAGTATCCGTCTACAAAGTTGTCGCGGCTTGGGATCACCTGCACATGCTGAGACGGCATGGGCCAGAGCTGCGTGGGCACCTCGAGAGCGGGATCGATGATCGGGTGAAGGTAGGCGTTGCCGGTCAGTTCCTGATAGAGGGTCCGCAGCAGAGTCAGGTCGAACCCGTTGTAGACGTGGTTCGCTTTGCGTAGCAGCTCGATCACAGGGTGGGTCTCTGTGACCTCAACCATGTCGTCGCCCATCTCCATCACCTTGTTGATCACGCTCGCAGACGGTCGGACATCACCCTGACCGTCTCCCATCATGTACCGCTTTCGGGCCATGCTCACGCGGCGAGTGCGCCAGAGTGACTTCTGGCTGGAGTCGTTCCGGACATATAGCCGAAGCGGTGTTGCGGCCACTGCGGACGAGTTGATCCATGCCGCAGCGTACACCCATGACCGAAGGGACTTGACGGCAATCCGGTAGTTGAATGGTGGTTGCGCCGATCCCTCTCGGCCCATCTGATCCACCATCCGGATGGACGCGTTTGTGTACTTGTCAGAGTCGAAAAGTCGCTTGATCCAGTTGATCATCAGATAATCCTATAAGAGAAGCGCCCGGCCAACTTGTCCTTCGCCCGGACGGCAAGGGCTAATGCACAGACACCATCGTCGTGACTGCCTTGCGGGGCGGAGTAGCGGACCCCGGTGCGTGAGTGCTCGAACTCAAAGATTTCCAACTCGGCGCGGAGCCAGTTGTCTGGGAAGCGGACCTCTTGCGCGGAGATGCTGGCGGCAAGGCCCTCCATCAGTTGCTGCTTGCTGGTCGAGGTGAACTTGAACCCCTCGACCTGTGGCAGTCGTTTCTGCAATTGCTCGACGACAGGATCACCGAGGCCGGTCGAGTCAACCGTTGCCCAGCCATCTCCGACGATGTTGCAGATTCGCTCGATCGTTGTCGTCCAGTCCGTACCGTGCCAGCGCTCACAAACCGCCACAGTACCTTCATCGTCCAAACCGATCACCGCCGTGTAGTCGATCGACTTGGCGAGGTCTATGCCGTACACGATCGGCGAGCGGTTCGAGGTCGGTGCAATGCAGTCTTGGATTGACTTGATGCCGAAGGGGTTGGCACCGTCATCGGTCGGCTCTGCCAGATACAGCTCCCGGAAGATGTGATCCGGCAGGATGCGCTTGGCGTCCTCAACCTCCTCGGCAGCAAGCACTCCGGCATCGACCGCGTCGTAGGCGGTGAGCTTATGGTATGCCATGTCGGGCGTACCAGCCTCGGCGAGGCGTGCAAGGTTGAAGGCCCAGTTGCGACGCCCCTTCACGTTGCCGATGACCCGAACCGGTCCACGGGTCGCGGTCAGGGTCGAACGCACCGCGATCCATGCGTCCTCCTTGCAACGGGTCGCCTCGTCGATCACCGCCGCGTAGACGTCCTCTCCGAACAGGCTGTCGGTGTGATCCGCGCCCTTGAACCAGATCCGGGCACCGTTCCAAAGTTCTACCCATAGGTCGGAGTCGTGGTTGCTCCAGATACGCTTCTGGGGGTCAGCTTGGGTCAGCATGGACTTCATCCGGGCGAACCCGATGGCTTTGGCCTGCGAGTAGACGGGTGCTACCCACCAGAACGCCATGCCCGGCCCGCCCGTGTTCCATGCCTGCTGTAGCAGCCAAGTGAGGCACCCGGCGGTCTTGCCTGACTTGGTGCTGGCCTCGATGACCACGACCCGGGCCGAGTCAGCGATCGCGGCGTGCTGCTTGGGGTACGGGGTCGGGAGCTGGAGCGTCGGAGCCTGCGCCACCTCACCACCCCCTCGAGTCGCTTGGACGCTTCACGAGCGATCCTGTGGCGTGTCGCGCCATTCTCGAAGCAACCGATCGATTCGGACGGAGTCTTGCCTGATGTACTTGGTCCACACCGGATCGAAGAGGCGTGGGCTGACATATGACCATGGGCTACCCTCTGACGAATCAAACCCGTCCAGCTTTTCGACGGCGACGATATACGCTTCGTGGAGAATATCGTCGAACGTCCACCGGGGGAACCGACTGAGCCGGGGGCGAACCCAGTCCCTTAGATGCTCATACAGTTCGAGATGGTCTACCTGTTCGGGTTCCACTCTATGGGCCCCAGTTCGATCCGGTCGGTGGCACGGCCCTCATCGAGCCGCTCGACACGATCAAGCACTTGAGCCGCGTCGAGATTGTCGCGCTGCATCGCCCGAAGGATCTCGATGGCGCGGAGCCGCTCGCGGTCGCCCTTGGACTCGTCGCTGGCGATCTTGGCGCACATCGCCGGGAGGGCGGCCTTCCATGCGTCTGGGATGTCCCAGTCGTTGGATACAGCTCTGCGGATCGTGGCGAGGGCAGCCCTGCTCGGAGCTGCCCCCTGACCCCCAGCCCACTCGGGCAGGTTCTCATCGTTCGCTTGCTGGCTCATGTTGATCATATCGGCTCACTCCTCGATTCGCTCAGCCTTTTCGCCGGTGAGGTTCTCCCACCGCTTGACGATCACGTCGCAGTAGGTCGGGTCGATCTCCATGCCGAACGACCGTCGTCCCATCTGCTCGGCGACGATCGCGGTCGTCCCGGTCCCGGCGAACGGATCGACGACGGTCTTCGCCTGATCGCAGAGCGTCCCTAGGATCCACTCGACCAAGTGCGTCGGCATCGTCGCGGCATGTTGATCGGCGAACTCGTTCGACCGTTGCGGCGGTCCGTCGTAGACGTTCCCGACCGTACCATGCCATGACGCGAACGGAACCCGCTTCGAGGCTTCGCGATTGCCGAAGATAAGAAGAAACTCAAAGAAAGACGTGAGGACTCCGCTCGCCATCTGCGGTGCGCCGTTGGCCTTGTTCCATATTGCGACATCGACAAGCCGGTCGGATCGGTCGGCGATCCATCGCATCACGTCGCGCTTGTTCCCGGCGAGCGGTTGGACATTGACGACGAGACACTCGGAGACGCCCTCGAACGTGCACCACCATCCGGCCATAAGGTCCAACCATTTCTCCGGCGTGTCCTCGTGTCCCTCATAGGCGTTCCCTCGCTCGCTCATCGTTCGGTTCCCGCTAAGCGTGATTGATGATCCGAGACCGTATGGTGGAGAGGTAAAGCATAGATCCGCCGTCTCGCCGTCCATCAGTCGAACCACGTCCTCGGCGTTCGTCGAGTCGCCGCAGAGCAGGCGATGCCGTCCGAGCTTCCAGAGGTCTCCGGGCTTCGTCACCGGCTCGACGTTCTCCGGGATCTCGTCCTCGATGACCTCGGTGCCTCCAACCATAGCCTCCACCATCTTGTCGATCTCCTTGGAGTCGAACCCGGTGATGGCTGCGTCGATGCTCTCGTCGTTCTCGAGGGCGACCAGTGACTGGGCAAGCTTCTCGTCATCCCATGCGGCTAGCTCTGCGGTGCGGTTGTCTGCAATGGCGAACGCGGTCTGGGTCGGCCCGTTGAGCTGAGTCACGACCGTCTTGATCTCTTGCCACCCGAGTTGCCTCGCTGCTTCGAGCGTCCCGTTCCCTGCGACGACTTTGCCTTCTTGGTCGATGACGATCGGCTTCTGTTGGCCGAAGGCTTCGAGGCTTTCCCGGATTGCTTGGAGGTTCCGCTCGTCGTGCTTGCGGGAGTTCTCCGGGTCTTGGTGGAGGTCTTCGATCTTCCGGGCTTGGATCTGCATGGCTGCTCCTTGTTCTTGCTTCTCAGCTCGAGTTCCGAAATGACATCACGGGCGAGAGTCGTCGAATAGCGGATATCGTTGATGGCATCCTCCGCCATCTCGACTTCTTCGGCAAGTTCCAAGATGATCCGCATTGCCCCGCGATGTATCTGGACGATGGACCTCGTTGGCATCTGATCGAGCTTGTGGCGATAGCTCGCGCCGTCCTCTCGCCATGATGGCTTCCGGACGTGTCGAGCCTTATGTGCCATCAGTCATTCTCGTCTTCGTCGTCCTCATCGTCGTCTCCATTCGAGAACAACAGGTCGATCAGCACGTCCATCAGAACGCCGGACGCGGTGTAGTGGTCAAGGTCGAACTCCGTGCGCCACCAGAGTATACGCTTCTCGAGGTCTTCCTTGAATTTCTCAGCGGCTGTTCTCATGGCTGCATCCTGATGATCTCCGCGTCCCAGCAGCGGCCATGGAGTCGGCTAGGTCTGTCCCAGATGGCGTCGACGACGATGACGGCGCTGCCCCACTGGCTGGTGTCCTTCCGCTTTGCCCATTCGGGATCCAGCGGTCCGCAGGTGCCGACGTTTGCGTACCAATATGGCAGAGGGATCTTGGCGGTTCTCTTAGCCTGAGTTGGGGGGACCGGGCGATGGGTGTGGCCCCGGACGGCCAAAGAGTGAGGAACCCACCCCTCGTGCGCGATCATCTGGATGCCCTCGAGTTCGTCGGAGTTCGCCCCGGCGTCGAAGCCATGCCAGAAGTGGACTTGCCCGATACGCATGATGGCCCTCTTGGACTTGGAGTAGGGCAGCCACGACCATCGTCGGAACTCCTCGCCGAACTCCGGGTGGTTGTTCCAGTGGACCATGCCCCTGAGCGCCTTGGGTATACGTCTCGGGTCGGCTGCTTGAAGGTTGTCGTCGTGGTTGCCGGTGTTGATCCAGCGGATGCAGTCCTGCGGCAGGACTCCCCTGATGTCTCGGAGGAGTCCTGCCGCTGCCTCATACTCATCGACGAGCGCGTGCTCATGCTCGTCAGCGTGGACCGATGCGGCCCCGGCCTCGAACACGTCGCCTAGGTGACCGAAGTGGGTCAGCCCGTCGATGTCGCTCAACGTCTTCAACAACCATTCAGCGGTCGTCGGAGGCGTGAACGGTGCGTGCGTGCAGCTCAGTGCTGCAATCTTGGCTCTGCGCTTTTCCGCCATATGGTGACCAATCTGCAAGCAGCGCCTCGAGATCCGCGTTGGTGCACGCCCCGTGCAGATCGACGAAGGAACCTGCGCAGATCATGAAGAGTGTGAGAGATGCCCGAAAGCCGTACACGTCAAGCCTCGAACTTTCCGCCGGTCACCAGCTTGAGGAACGGGGTCTTGAAGATCACTCCGGCGAGGAAGGACGCGCAGCAGAGGAGAGCGATCCCGAAGAAGCTACTGAAGAATCCGGTGGCGAAAGCAATGAGTGGCATGATGTACGCCTTTCGTTGAGGATCTGCCGCACGATGCGGTAGGTCCAAGCCCCGCTGATCAGTCCGGTGAAGACGACGAGCGGATAGAAGATGAGGTGGCTATAGCTGGCCACCATGTAGTTGAGGAGAACCAGAAGGCCCCCAATGATGACCGGGAGCCATCCACGACCCCCACGAGTGACGGCTATGAGCACGATCCCAGCGACCAAGCTGAACCCGCCGACCGCGCTGAGAACGGTCAGAGTCTCGACATGATTCGTCGTAGCGTCTGTGAGCATGTTGGATGCCTTCACCGGTAGAGCGTCAACCTTTGGCATCGAGCAGGCTTGCACGGTGGTCAGACCGATCAAAGTTGCGATCGTTGTGCTTTTCACGGGATGGTCTTTCGAATCGTGTAGGCCTTCTCGAAGTGCTGCACCAGTTTCCGCGTATTGCTTCCGATACGCTCTTCGTGCGCGTTCAAACGTTGTTCCATGGCGGTGATCTTGCCGTGTACCTTCCAAAGGAACCCGAAGATCCCGAGAAGCGCCGGAACGGCCAGACCCATGCCCAGTTCGATCAACTGTTCCACGTCACCCACCAGACTCCAATCGGTTGATGCGTACCTCTAGACTGGTCATGCGAGTAGCCTGTTGGCTGTTCATGGATTCCGAGAGCACTTGTGACCGGACTAGCTCGGTCACAATCGATCGCAGCTCGGCGATGTGTAGGGCGTTTGTTTCGATCACCTGATCTCGTCGACCAATCGCAAGGAAGACCGCTGATGCTGCTCCGACCAGAATGACGGTCTCGAGCATAGACCACAGCCGACTTCCGTCAGGATGACCCTGCCTCTGCACTGTCCACGATCTCCATCAACTTCTTGAGGTCATCAATCCGGACAAGAAGGAAGAACTCACCACGGTCCTCCCGCATCAACACTATCGGCACGGACCCGTCCTTCGCATCAGACACGGCCTGATCATGGAATCGGATGGCCGCGATCGATTTCCGGGCCTTCACCTCAATATGAAGACCGGGCTGGGCGATAAGGTCGGCAGTTCCATCGCTGCCGCAGTATTGAACCGACCGACGTGCCGGGTGCCCGGTGGTCTTCTGCCAAACCGCAGCCGCTGCCCGCTCGTTGCGCTTCCCTTTATCGCGTGACAACTGACCCATTGATGTCCCTCCCTCTGTATCGTGCGGACTTAAAGCCGTTCAGGCTGAATCCGAGCATGTTCGATATCTCGCGCTCGTCCATCCAGCTACGAAGACACATGTAGGCGTGGAAGCAGATGACAGCCTTGAGCATTGCCGTCGGCGTGCTTCTTCGGGTATACAAGTCGTCC